TGTCAGCATCAAGGGGGAATTGTAGGCAAGCAAACCACAAACACGAAATAAAGTGCGGAAAGTCTTTAACATTCCCCGCCATTCGGTCAAAATTTATTCGTGCTTTAACCGCCACTCAACTTGTGAATGATCGATTTTGCCACGCCAGCCACCGCGTCCACCGCGCTGGCGACGCTGCCGCCAACGCCGTCGACCTTGCCAAACTTTTTTATAGGGCATTCGACTCCAGCCATTGTCAATTTGACTGACAGCAACGCACGCGGGTTCGATCCGCATCCACATTTGGTGCACCAACCTACGCCGTTCTCGTCGGTCTGTTCCTTATAAGTTACAGCCCGATGCTCGCACGCCATGCAGATTGCGAGTCGCGCCGCCGTGTCCGCTTTGCTCGCGGGGCCGTGCGTTGCGTGGTACGCCTCTGCTTTGGCGTATGCGCTCATCGTTGCTGGCGTGCTGACCACGACTCCAGGCAGTTGCGCAATATTCTCCGCAACATTCTTCGCCGCCTTAGCCGCGTTCTCGCGCTCCTCGTTTCTTTTCTTGCGGAAGTTTAAAAAATCCAATAGTTCAGGACTTGGGTTGGTTGGATGCGTGTGATATTCATCCAAGATTCTTTTCATCTTTTCGGATATTCCGTCTATCTTTTGCATTAGCAATTGTCGCAATCTCCCACTTCGTGGAAACAATTTGCTTTTTGACATGTACTGCAATATTGTGGCATGACAGATTGCGCAGTGGTAACTGTGCCGTTAGCAGGATAAAAACTACACCTATATTCGGGAGGACAACCAGCGTTGCTCGCATCGGCGGGCGGCGTGCAACTGTTCGTATAAGTCATAGACGGCTGCGCAACCGCTGTCCGAGTACATTTGGAACTTGGATGAACAATAGTGCCTGTAGTAAAAGAATATGTGACTGTAAGTTGATCTTCTATTTCGCCTATATTTGGCTCAAATTCGCAATAACTTACATACGATTGACCTGGACCTAGACTCTCAATATACGCGGTAAAATCTGAAATATCATTTGGCCCATTTACGCTAACGCCAGCGTAATCAACTGCAAAAGTATAAATCCATTCATTGGTAGTTACTTCTGTATAAGTCAGGCTGCATCCTGCTGCGTAATTGCATGCGCGTTTGTAGTAGACCCGAGTTGTGGTAAGCAAACCAGGAAGAATCGAATAGCCTGGAACTGGACATGTGCATGGACACTGGATGTCTTCGTCGTAACATTTCCTATCATTGCCCATATAAAAATGGACTTTAAGATCCATCGAAAGATTGTCTGAAATACACTCGCATTCGGTCACATTTTCAGAACACGAAACAAATCTTTCAGACAAAGCGGGATCTACATTTTCCGCAGTAGTGACGCAGCACACGCCTTTGCAAGATTCATAAGTGCATTGTGCTCCTCGAATAAATGCGCCGCCCAAAGTCGTGCATTCGTATTCCTCAATTTCATCGTCGCAAATAGTTTCGCAATCTTGCGGCGCACCTGACTCTAATACCGTGTAACAGCATTGCCCCAAGACTGGAGAACATGGAACATATTGCGCTTCGGGATTTGCTGTATCGGTGGCACAAGTCAAACTGTACGAATCTTCATACCACTTGAATTTCACATTGCTTGGCGCACTTGGATTGCTAGTGGGATTGGCCGCTTCATAAGCAACACCTAAATCGTAACACTGGCACGGAGTGACATTGTCAGTGCAGGAAATCCACTCGACTGCATGATCAATGTTGTTCGGCAAAAATCTTGCGGCGCAACATCGACCGTTTCCGCAGCCCTGCGCTTCTTCAAGATCGCTGCAAAATACACCTGGTCGCCACTCAATATCCCAATAACTCTGATTAACACTGCATAGACCCGCAATTGTGTCAACGCAGCCTTGAGTACAAACACCATCAATTATAGAGATGATGCAACACGAGCCTTCAGCGTTATTGCATTTGCAACAATTAACCAAAGGCAACAAACTCATTTCGTAGACCTTCCCCACGCGGCCGCGAATAGTGGATCGCTCGCCCGCTTTGCCGCCACAAATTCACGCGCTGTAGCCGGGTCGTCACTGAGCATCTTGCCGGCCAAGTCTGCCTCGTTTTGCACGCGGCGCGGGATCCAACCGATGGCGACGCGGATGAGCGTGCCGAGTCCTGTCTGCCACAGCAACGCCACCAGCGCGACCGCCACGACGGCTCCTAGACCCCACTGCAATAGCGTCGCCCAAAATGGTACGATGTCTTTCACGCCCGAGACGGCTACGGAAATTTGGTGTGTTTCGTGCAAGATGATCTCTGCGTCTGCTTTAATGGTCACGGCTGCGGCGACGATCTCGGGTTGAGCGGAGTGCGCAATGATGAACGCACTTCGCTCAGAGATTGCGTGTGCGGCGTTTGACGCGACGCTTGCGCTGCTGGCGATCTCCTTGGTCGCCGAGCAGCCCGCTGTGAGGGCGGCGAGAATTATCGCTTGTCGAACCACTTTGCTTTAACCTCGTTGAATCCGAACACGGAGCCTGCGAGCCAACCAACCACCAATAACAAAATGCCAAAGAAAGTAGTGCCGAGAGCGTGAGAAAGAAATTCCATATGTCCTCCATTATTTTAAGTTGATCCGATTATCTATCTTGATTGCCAACGCGGCAATCGCTTCAGTGTGCTTTTCATCTATTGCTTGTCCGCGTATGACCGCCTTGGTCAGTTCCGCTGCTGTCAGCGTCAGCGACTTCGTGTCCTCTGCGATGCGTGTCAGCACCGCATTCTTCTCGCCAAGCGACGAGACATAAAGACCCAAAGCGATCAGGATGCTGACCAGTTGCCCGACGAGCACAGTCGTTTGCAGCGGTGTCAAGTTTTTTTGCTGTTTTGCGGGAGCCATTAGGCACAGGTTCCGTCGATGGCGTTAGGTATAGAGAACACAAAGATCAAGTTTCCGTCGGTGGATCTTTCGGACATCATGATCACATGCGTGCCCGTGCAAATGGGTTGAAGCGCGTAGCCAGCGGGAATGTTTGCATGCAGAAAGCCCGGGCCGTCATAGTCGTTGTTTGCACGGTGCGCCAGTTCGCATCCGTTGTAGGCGTAGAAGTTTCCGTTTCCAAATGTCTGAGAGTAGTTGTCCTCCATGACAAAATCGCCTGTAGTTGAAGTCACTATTTGCGAACGAGTCCAGGTGTATTTCCATTGACGACCAGCCACGACAACTGTGGCATCTATAATGCAAGCAAAAAAAACAGTGGGTCTATATTCCTTGCTGGTTGGCTCCAACTCTTTCACGGGTCTGTTGCAAGTCTTTGCGATCTTGTTGAATACTCGCGGCGTGATCAGTCCCATCGAACTTCGGATGTTTGGCTTGATTCTCATGTCGTCACCAAACCAAGGGCAGCAAAACTGTCCGTATCAGGGAACGGCTGCTTGTAGTACACAAATTCTGCATACCAAGGATTGCTTACACTTGGCGTTGTGGACGCGCCATTTTTCAATGCGATCTTTACTCCGTCAACATCGGTCAGTGCAACTTGCTGCAAGTGGTAAAGTTTGTCGTCGTAGGCAAATTCAAAATTCACCTCGTATTGATTCGGGCCAATGCGTGAACTGCTTGCACCGACAAAAAGCAAAGTTCCGGTGGCGCATACAACATTTTGGGCCCCATTTGCACTCGCACCAAATGTGAATGCAGCACTATTTCTTTTACCAACCGCCGCAGAAATTCCCGAATAATTGGGGCGACCGTTGACGACATTGCGCACACTGATACGCATGAGATGCCCGACTGCGGTGACTGGATCTCTGCCTGTGTAGTACGGAGTTCCAACAATATCTACAATGTTGGGGTTGCTAATGAGCGCATTTGACGCTGGCATCGTCGGGCTTTTGCGGTACACATCCCGCAATTCAGACTGGATGTCAATTTCTATGGAAGTGAATCCCACTTCCGTCTCGGTCTTTGTGTCCTGAGCCGTAATCGTTGCGCCGTCGCCCACGATTGACTCAAATTGAAATTCTGCATTCCATTGCTTATTGCTCGACTCGAGCGGAGAGAATGTCTGACCGACGAAACGCAAGTATGTTCCTAGCGTGGTTTCTGTCCCTGCTCCAAACACTTGCACGCCCGCTGCGCCCGCCGCATTGATTAAATCGATGATGAGAATAGATGCGTTGGCATCGTCATAGACAACATAACTATGAGTGCCCGACCAGCGGCCGCGATCGTATGTGCTGGTCTTGTTGACTTGTTGCCAAACTAAGGTCATGGGATGCTCGCAATCGCACGAACAGAGGCATTGATACTTTGCATGTACTCGTTGTTATCCTTTGCTTCTTTCAAAATTTGAGCCGCTAAATCGATCTGCTTTTGCACTCCAAAATCAACTACTGCCGCAACCTTCACGGTTCCGATCGCAGTGTTGAGACCGACCGTGCTCGAAACATTTCCGGTGTCCTTCTTTATTTTTTCAACCTTTGCGTCGTATTCATACTCTGCTGCGATCAATGCCTCGTACGCATCGATTAATGCGTTAGCCTTCTGCTGCTTGAGTTTTTCTCTCGCTAGATCTTCTTGCTTGATTTGTTCGGCGATCGCTTTTGCTTGATCTTCGTAATACTTTTTTGTTTCTTCAGCGATGTCTTTGAGTTGCTGCGCAAGTTCTTCATCTATTTTTTTATTGCGTTCTAAGATTTCTAATTTTGCCTCAAGTATGTCATAGTCTTTAAGAGCAGTTGCTAGTTGTTTTTTTTGATTTGCATATAGTTCTTCGCCTGCAATTACCATCCGCGCATCAAATGCTTCCATATCCTTTTTATAATTTAAGTTTTTCTTTTGTATTTCTATTTCACGAGTGCCGCCTTGATCACCAGAAACTTTTACCTTTTCTGTAGTAAATTCTTTCGGTTCAAATTGACGCTGTTGAAATTGTTCTTGTGTGTAGGCTGCGGCTTGTTCCTTTTGAATTCTTTCAGTAAACAGTCTGCGTTTTTTTTCCTGGTCGCTCTCCCCAAAATTGCCAACATTTGATCGCATTTCGTTAAGGCTGGATTCAATTGTGCGGTAGGGTTTGTTGATGACTTCCATTGCGGCATCAAGTTTTTGCATCTTCAAGATTGTTTCATCAATCTCCTTCTGAGCGTCGCCAAATACAGACTTGCCGATCTCTTCGCCTAGTTGTAGAAATGCGCCCGCGATCGGGAGTGCCTTGATGGCTGAAACCAAAGTGTTTCCAAGCACACTCATTGCGTCCCCAAAGCCCTTGATTGCTTCGCTATTGAAACCCTTCACCAATTCCGTGGCCATGTTTGCGCCCGCTTGGAACATGCCAACCACACCAAAATTGCCGAGCAAGTTATTCGTGACGCTCTTCATTTGCTTCGCGTTTATTTTTGCGATGCTGGAACTGATCTCGCTCTCCATTCTTTTGGTGGCTGAAGTGGCGGCAGACACACCCGCTAAGTAGTGCTTGTTGTTCATGAACATGTCGACAGACATTGCTCCGACCGTTGCCATTATTTAAGTTCCTTTTTTTTCATTAGACTTTCAAAAAATGTCTTGGGGTCACTCTTGGGTTTTTCAACATACGCCATGAAGTCCTGCGGTGAATAGGATTTTGAACCACGCGAAGAGTGCGCGTTTGCAACTGTGGCCGCGACAATGCCCGACGCAAGGTCTCCGCGCTGGCGTGAGTCCATGCAGCCGTTGATGCTTTGGTAGGCAATCCATTCTTGCAATTCGTGCGACGACATGCGATCTCCTAGTTCTGCCACAGTCATTTTCAATTCAGCCGCCAGCGTGAACATGAACATGCGTAGCGGGCGGCTTCTTAGTTTTTTTCAATCTCCTCTGCGTCCTTTGCACCAAGACCCGACAAGCGTTGACAGTGCTCGTACAGAGAGTCAATCACGCCTGCGGGCATCGATCCAACTTGATCGATCTCGGAATCTTTAAACATACGCACGCCAGCCTCGTCAGTCAGGGATCTGACGACAAGGCTGGCGCGAATATTTTTCACACCTTTTTTCGCATCACGCTCGCTGTAAACATGCTGCTCCCACAGATCGCGTTCCGAACCTGTCAGCCCGCGCAAGTGCACAACGCCGTCGATGCCTTTGATGGTCACGGTTGCGGTCGGTATTTTTAACGCAATGAGTTGGTCGCGGATATTCATGTTTGTCTTTATAGTTGGGTAATCGTGTAAGCACCTGACAATTTCAGAGTGAATGACGCAGTCAATACTGTGTCAATTCCAGCCTTGATCGAAAATGAAGTCACGAAAGCGATGCCGCTAATTGTGCAGCCACCTGTTGAAGCGGCTCCGTAGGTAATCAAATAGGATCGACCAGTCTGATCAGATGCCGCTGCTTGCAGCAATGCCTGCGCAGCATCGTCTCCGTCCAAATTCACTTCCAAGGAAATACTGCCTGGATCGACCGTCCCGACTTTGAACGATTTCATCGTTGAAGTTAGCGAAGTGGTATCGATCGTCGCCTGAGTCGCTCCATCGAAATTAATCGATAAGCACTCGCCAACCGCATTGCTTGGCGCGGAGTACGCATTGCTTGCCAATGGGCCCATTTTTAGAGTTGAATTGTAACTGACTGTTGTTGCCATGAGAGTGATTCCTTTTGTTGAGGGTGAATTTTAAAGACCAGTAGTCAAGGTGACCGGGACTGGCGTAGAGGCGACATAATAAATTTTGATGTTTACGGAACAGACGAATACTCCAGCGTTCTCGCCGCCATCCGATCCGAGATCGAATGTCATGGAGTTGTTAGTGATGATCACGGATTGAATGACCATCGCAATATTTGTGATTGGCATGATGCTGCCTTTGGCTTTGTCAAGGTCGTATCGGACATGGCTGGCAATGCGTGCGGAATCGGCTAGCGATGTGCTGATGCAATCGACTACGACCGATGCTCTGCGCAGCGTGTCCTTGCTTGAGAGAGTCGGTGACGCTGGCTCGTCGCTTTGAGCACCGACCACAATGAAAGGAAACGCGGCCGTCGGTGGCGCAAATGTTTGGAATATATTTCCCGCGCCCACAAATCCAACGACTGTCGGAGCCTGTTGCAAGATGAGATGGATGGCTTCGACGAAACGCATTACGCTGGAGCCTTTAACAATTTGCCGATTTTATTTTCCCAACGCTTGAAGCCTTGCTGCATTTCGTGACGCAACAGACCCTCGGTGCTGAATGCCAATTGATTGAACACATTGCGGAAGATGCGCCAACCGTTGTAGGCCCGCGCAGGATCCTTGTAACGACCGAATTCAATGAGCCAGGAATTTTGAGATACCCCGAAAATCTGCGAGAATATGGATAGTTTTTTATTCACAAGTTTCGGCTTGGGTCTGTTCTTTAAGAAATTCATGGCAATGATCGCTCTGCTTTCGCCCTGCGGATGAACCACATCGCGCTTGCCTTTGACCTTCTTGCCAGTCCACCCGCTCGTGTAGCCGCCCGCCCAACGCCAAGACTTCTGCGCTTCGGTCTGCTTGCCATCCCAAGTGCCCTTGTGCTCGGCGTACATGCGCGAGGCCGTGACTTGCATTGGTTTCAATGCCTTCTTTTGAGCGGCTGCAACAATGACAAACAAATCTTGCGCCACCATATTCTGCATCAGTTTTTCAAACTGCTGAAAACCTTTTACATTTCGCCTGTCCATTATTGAACCTCCCGACAAGTCATCTCGAGCGTGTGACCCTCTTGTCGATAGTCGACGATTGCGACGATCTCGAATGTTGCGGTCTTGGCTGTGTTGTTCGCATCGCGGCTAATGCTGGCGGTGAATCGGTCGTAGTGGTTGATGCCCGGGTAAAAGTTGGTCGTGATCTTATGGGTCACCATCTGATCAAGTTTCATGTGATTAGTTTTTTCTTCGGCGGTGCAATCCTTGATCTGACCGAAGATGGTGTCGCCAGTGGTGAATGTGTAGGTCGGCGTGCCGTATGTACTCAGCGTCTGCGTGCGGGTCTTGATCACAAGTGGAGTCCGCATGAGTCCGCTGTTCATTGGTACTCACCCGACTTGTATTGGGCGATCAAAGCCTTGACCGTACCGGGCACTTCGTACTGCTGACCCGGTGCGAGTGTGGATCGATAGTCGTAGAGCGTCGAGCACTGCATCAGGATTGCGTGCTTGAGTGCGATCGGGATTGCAGTTGCACTGGAGCCGTGACCCGCCACATAGACAACTGTGACCACGCCTGCGCCGCCGCCGACAAGTGACGGCCATGATTTGCCGTCGAGTAATTGAATGCGTCCAATGCCGTTGTAGGACTTGGTGGTGTAGTCGGTCGACGCTGACAAGGTCTGCGTCGTACCCGCTGTATCGACATAAGTGACGCTTGTCACGCTGACTAGCGGCGAGCGCGGCAAGGCGATCTCGTAGCCCGAGCCGTTGTAGACCTCGCCGCTCGAGCCTTGCACTGGCGTGTTCTGCGGGAACGAGTCGTAGACCGATGTGAATGTGGTGTTGGGAATTGCGATTCCGCAATAGTTCTCGATCATCATGCGGGCTGTAGTGATGATCGATGTAGACCCGCTGGTGCTGGCTTGGATATATGTGGTATCTAAGGAATGAAACACGCGCAAATGCGCGAGGCATTGCGCAGTCGTGATCGGCTCAAAACTCGGAGCGGTTGTGATCGTGGTGTTGACTCTCATCGCGGTGTCGCTCCCTTCTTGACTGCCTTGCACGGCACGGCCCGCGAGCAGCACTGCACATCGTCGGAGTCGGCACGCTCGGCGTAACCGAGTGCCAGCCACTCGATCGCTGTGCGCTCGTCGACGGCGACAACTTCGCCCGGCGCGTGTGCGCCAGTCGCTGTCACGACTCCTTGAATCATCTTCACATTCGGCATAAATCCTCGACTCGCATTTCTGCGAGCCGAGGGTGATTTCAATTCAGTTCAGTGATTACGCTGGGCAAACAAGAACTCTGAATGCGTCAGCCAAAGTCACAGCAAAATCGCAACGCGTCGTAGCGATGTATCCAGTTTGCGAATTCACCGCAAACAATTCTTTCAAGACGCGCATGCTGTATGAGCCGCGCTCTGCGAGTACGGAATAATTTCCGAAGTCGCCGATCACGCCGATCTTTGCGGTTGTCGCAATGGTTGGCATTGCGGCAGATGCGTAGACAGGAATACCCATCAATCGATCAGGCTCACCGAGTGCGCCAGAGTTTTGCCAGAAGTAATTCACAGTGCCAGTAGCAATTGAAGCAAGTTGACGCAACTTGCCGAGAGTTGCATCGTGAACCAAGATGCTGGCATTCGTGCGGTATTGACGAGGCAAAGAATAAACCCAATCAACCACATTGGCGGCTGTGATTGTGGCGTTTGTGGCTGTAGTTGCGCCAGTGGAAATGCCTGCGCCTGAGGACAGCAGAGGATTCTGCGGGCCGTTGGTGACGGACGCAGTTGAACAGAACGCAGTTTCTTCCGCTTGCGCAAACATACGAGCGAATTGCTCGGTGAGAATTGACTCGATGCTGAAGCCTGCGCCACGAGCAGGAGCGTCTTCTGCGAGTTCGTTCGATACCTTGACGAGTGCCGTCAACTTCGCTGGTGTCAGTGTGACCTTTGCGTAGGTTGGCGACACATCCGCAATCGTTCCCGCTTCCGCAGCCCAACTCGCAGAACCTGTGGTCGACTCCACGGCCCACTCTCGGGCGTATGAGCCAATGGTCACAACCTTGCTCAGTTGACGAATTGCTGTCATCGTCTTGAGTTTTGCGGTGATCTGATTGTGGAACTCGAGTGGTGGCAACACTGTGCCGCCTGAAGCCTCGCTGATTGCGCGGATCTCCATCGGGTTGGTGTATTCACCGTTGCGCAAGTACGAACCCCAAGCGTTGCGGTATTCCTCTGTCTCGGTGTTGCGTGCAGACTTGTTGCTTGCATTCTCGATGCCAGGCAGATTGCGAACCTGCTTAGGAGCCTCGGGAGCCTCAGCCTTAAAGCCTGCGCCAACATTCATCAGTTCGTCACTGCGTTGTCGTTGCGCTGTGAGTGATGCGTATTGCATCTTCAACGCGCTGTACTTCGCTTCGAGAGCGTCGGACATGCCTTCGCCGCTGTCATTTGCGTCGTCGCACATCTTCTTCATTTCGGCGTAAACCGCCCCCATCTTTTCTACTAGTGCCTTGTATCCACTATCGTTTGCCATGATAAAATTCCTTCTTGTTGTGTCGAGCGAGAGTCGATTACCCAAACGCTTGGGCAACAGACACGCACGCTCGACGGTGAATGTCTGTGAAATAATTCATTAACCGCGATACACGCCGTATGCGGCATTGATGTCTGTGAGAACGCCAGCGCATCGCATGCTGACGACGAACGCTGTTTGATTTGTTTCGCCAAAGGTCTCGACCAAGCGAGTGACTTGTGCGCCTTCCGTTGTTGAGAAGAATGTGTAGCGGGAGAGATCGCAGAGGATTGCCATGTACTCACCTGGTTGAGGGCCGTTTGAGGTTCCCGCTTGCGCGGGCGATAAATCGGCCCACACAAATGGGCGAGCAAAAACCTTTTGATCCGTGATAAACATAGGATTAGATTGATTTGCGACCGCCATCATGGTTGATCCAAAAGATCGGTTTACTTGTGCGTTAAAAATCACAGTGCATCGGTTCCAGTAGCAAGGCTGCAAAAGATCTTGATTGCATAGACCGACCAAAGCACCGATGCCATTTGCCCCCTGCGACCAACTTCCATAAGACCCGCCGAGAACAGTCGTCGTCGTTGCGCTTCGTGCGCTGTATCGCTTCAGCGTGCTCGCCAATCCGTGACAAGCGTCGGAACCAGCGGTTGATGCTGTACCCGCAGTGACAGTATCAGTCGCATTGCCAAGCATGATTTGGCGATTGATTTCCTTGCCGATGTCTTGCGCCGCCTGACGCACGATCCAACTTTCAACGCTGGCATCGCCTTGCCCCGCAGAATCTTCAAGCAATTCGTTGGACACTTTCACCATGACGCTGATGCGCTTGAGCGCGAGCGTGGCCACGGCTGATCCTGTGTTGCTTGTGCCGGGGAGTGCAAGTGTTGGGACTGTGACTTGTGTCGCCGAAGTCGTTGCGTCAATCC